TTTTTTTGCAAAACTGACAGACATAAAAAAGCCGTCTGAAACAGGTTTTAAACCCCATTTCAGACGGCCTTTAATCAAGCTTTAAACGCCAAAGAAAAATAAAATCAACGCAAGAAAAAACCAAACCACCCCGAAGCAGTAATAAATAAAGGCTTTTTTCGGGCGCGCATAGCCTCTTTTTCTCCTTCTTTCACTTTTCCCCACACGAGAAAAGCGGTTTCCAATTTTCGGTTGGCATTTTCAACTTGAGCGTGGATGTAGAAGGAATCGCGTGCGGCAATTCTTAAAAATTCCAGCTCATCGGTATTTAAGTTTCCGTTTTCCATCATGACAACTCCTGCTTTGACATACCTTGCATAGCCCCAATCTTTCCAAGCATATCAATAACATCTTGCACAGCAATCCAAGTTAATTGAGCAGGAGTGCCGCCATCTCGGATAAGGAGATCTCCATGAGGTACATAGCTAACTTTACCATTAGGCAAATCTTCAATTTCAATCACAATTTTCGCCATCACACCAACTCCTGCTCCGTAGGCTCAATCACAAAATCCTCAAGCCCCGACACAATCTTAATTCCCGGCACTTGGCCGTCTGAAAAACGCTCTTTTTGATTCAGGATGGCGTCTTTGTCGATTTCCTTTTTAGTGCGGACAAACTCGGCAAAGGCGGATTTCTCCGAGAGCCACGCCAAGACGGCGGCTACGCCCGTTACCTTGACGGATGGCGGACGGATGCGCCATTTAATCAGGCCGGTGGTAAAGTCCACGGTTTTGGTTTTACCGTTTTCCGTCAGCTCGTCCTTATGTGCCTCGCAGTATGCGGCCACACGTTCGGTCAGGCTCATGATTTCGGCACACATCGGCGCGGCTTTGGCGGCATATTCTTCTTCGATGACTGCTTTTTTGTCTCCGGCTTCGGTTTCCAGGCGTTTGACTTCGCGCTGCAAATCGCCGATTTTGCGGATAAACGCAGTAACTTCCGCTTTGTCTTGTGCCGCTTCGATAGCGGGCTGTTTGATTCGGGTTTTAGCCATTTTCTTTTCCTTTCGCTCTAAAAATCTTGATCTGATAAGTCTCGTAAAATTTGACTTAAAAAATTCTCGTGGAGGGCTGTTTGCCTTTTTCTCAGATAGCCGGCGGCGGCATGTCCGGCAAAGATTGCAGGAGTTTTTCCACTTTCGTCTTCCAATCCTTTGATTTCAAAATCAAATAAGCTTTTGGTACTATCTTTAATGGTAATAATGACTTTAGCCATTTTCTCTTCCTTCCTTAATTGAAGATTTTTTGATATGCCTGGATTGCAGCCAATTGATTTGATGCGTCGATTACGAATTTGCGACGATCTTTTTGGGCATCACGTAACATACTTGCAATAAATTCCGTGGTTAGCCCAGCAATCAAATCAACTTCGTCAATTTGCTTACCCATTGGGATTTCGGGGAGTTCTATCTTTAACTTACCGTTTTCATTACTAATTTTAAAAACATACACTTTCATTTCACTTTCCTTTCTTGTTTAAAACATCTTTCACTTCCGCCATTTTCTGACGGCCTTTTTCTTTGTCCGGCGCGGGCTTCGCCAACATCGCCCTCGGTATCAACCGTGGCGGTAGGTTGCGGCGCAGTTCGGCGGGTTGCGGCCATGTTTCTGCCGCCTGCAACACTTTAAACCCCGTCTGAATCCGTATCGGGTCATACTCCGGCGAGACGATTTCGTTTTTTTCCTTCAGTTGCCGATACCAAATTTCTGCGACTACCGGCAGGTCTTGCGCTGCGGGGCGGTTGGGCAGATTGAGTGCGGCGAGCAATGCAAAACCTGAAGCGATTTCTCGTTTTGCCCAATCTTCTCCTGCCCATTCGCCCAAGGCTGCCACACCCTGCCGAAGCTTGGACGGCGCACCACCTTCGCCCCCTCTCCCCGTGGGAGAGGGCTGGGGAGAGGGCACTCTCGAACCCTGCCACTGGCTGACAATCTCCAGCAAATAACCATGCGACTTTAAGGGCAGTTTCAGACGGCCTTGGTCGCGTGCATTGACCGTCTCGTTAAAACCATGAATCCAAGCCTCGGCAGGGACAGGGAAACAAACCCCGTCGCGTGCCGCCTCCTGCGCCTTAATCATCGGCAGCAACTCGTTCAGCAGTTTGGCGGTACGCGCCCAAGAGAGCTGGGACTTGGCAGGGCGGAACAAACCGATATACCGTATCGCCGCCTTGCCCAATTCCGCATCCATCTCCAATACAGCCTTTAATACCGCCGAAGCCTCTGCATCATTGATTAAGGCGTCCAGGCTATGCACCGCCCCGCAGTTCGGGCATTTCACGTTCATTTGATTGCTCCGGACAACACCATCATCGACAGCCACGCGGCCAACAAGCCAAAAGTGATTCCTGCCGCACCTAATATTTCGGCCTTCAGCGGACGTCGGCCATTAAGGAAGTCCGCCATACAAACCAAAGCCATACCCAGCCCCAAAACAAACACCACACCGAAATAAATCCACTGAAACATCATGCTTCCTCCCATAAAGTTATCGCCCGGGCCAAAGTTTCCGCCTCCGCCGTTTTCCAGATTCCATCCGGCGCACGCGCGGCAATCACAAAGCCTTCGCCGTCCTTCTTCATAATCATCAGCTCGCCACGGTCTTCGAGCCATTCGGTAATTTCTTTTTGATTCATTTCTAAAATCCTTTTAAATCAAAGCCTTATATTTTCAAAAAGGCAAAAAAATATAGAGCGACATCCATGCCTTAATTGTCGTCATACCCGTCATGGCCTTCGCCGATCATGTGCAACACGACGATTCCGGCCAGCATTTCAAGCCAAATCCCGAGCAGCACCAACACCGCCAACCCGACAACAAACCAAATCATTTTTTCTCCTCCTTTTTCTCATCGGCAGGCCGTTTAAAACGCGCCTGATATTCCTCGATTTCACGCTCTCTGTTTTTTTGCGCCATTCGCGCCGTCACACGCCTGCGGTGCTGTCCCCAAGCCTGCCAATCCGTATTACGTCGTCCGAAACTCATTTCACACATCCTTTCACAATCGCCTTATCGCCATATTTCGCGCGTATTTCCTTTACCGCCCGTGCCAAAGCCTCTTTTTTCGCCGCATGGCTCAATAAAATTGGCTTATCGCTCATAAACAATCCCTTTCATTTTTTCCTCTACGCTCATCGACTCGTATTGCTCGCCCAAGGCTTTTGCCTCCAAATCCGCCATCCGCTCGCGGCGCGACATTTCCAATTTCGCCGCCGACACCACCGGCTTAGAGCAGCTGTGCAGCATCGTTCCCGCCAAAACCGCCCAAAACAACAACCAAAAAGCCAAACCGATCCACTTGGTTTTCCGTTCGCAAAATAAATTAGACATTTTCCTATTTCCTTATAAATCAATTACTTAATATTTTCTCAAGGCAAAAAAAATTATTGCGTACCCAATCCGCCTTAACCTGCGCCGCCCATTCCTTGGCTTCCTCTTTGCTCTCGAAGCGTTTCCGCAGTCGGCGGATTTGCAACCATGCGAAGCCTTCTTTCCGCTTGCCGCGTACATCAGCCCGCCAAATCTTCCGCCGTTTATGGGTTTCATAATCGTGCCAAGTGTCCTCATAGACTCCGGCGTGTACCGCATATTCGTGTCTCATTTCAGACGGCCTTTCTTATCGGATAATCAGGGAGCTGTATTTCTTAACGATACCGGCCTGCATCTTGATACCGTTCTTGTTCGCCGTGCGTACCGCGCCGCGCATCAATTTGCTCATCCGGCGCGTATTGCCGTTACTATGTTTAACCAGTTCCAAGAGCGTTTCTTCGTCCGCATCAGGCAAAGCCGCTTTCGCAATCTCAAAGAGCTCGTCATCCGGCAAAGATTCGCCCAAATTCAGCGCAACAGACACGCGGCTGTAAAGCTGTACCAGCTCGCCATGCTTACCGCGCAGGTTGGCCACCAGTCGGGGCATACCGCTCAACACCAAACCGCAGCCAGTCTCATCGTGCAGTCGGCGGATAATCTCAAGGGCGCGCAAGGGCAGGTTTTCCGCTTCATCGACTACAATCAGACGGCCTGAATCGCGCAGGCGGTCAGATACAGACTCAAACAAATCATTCAGGCTGCCCATCGCCGATACCTTCGCCGCCGTCGCCAACTTGCGCATTAATACTAAAGCCGTAAAGCTCGGATTAGCCTCAATCAAGATGGCCGCAGGGTTTTTCTCGCAGTAGTTTTTGACCGCCTGAGTCTTGCCCAAACCCGCCTGACCGTAGATCACCACTGTTTCGCCGCCTTCGTGCGCATCGCGCATCACTTCCGCGATTCGGCGCGTCGTCTTAGTCGATACAAAACCCAACACCAGCTCTTCACGTTGCGCTTTACTGTCCTGCACTTCCAAAAACGCCTCGATTTTCGGCTCGATGGTTTCATAATTCCCGCCTTTTTCCGCATAAGTGCCGTTCAGATACATACTGATGGATGCCGGAGAAGTACCGATACCGCGTGCCAGTTGGGTTTGGTTCATGCCTGATTTGGCTTTAAATTCAGCCAGTTTTTGTTGCAATGCTTGATTGATTTGTTTCATTTTTTTAGTCCTTTTAAAAGAGGTTTAAAACCGTTTTAACTTCTATCCGCCTCAAACAACACAAAATCGTCCGTGCCCGTTTTCGGCAATACCGCATACTCCGCCTCGATGACGTTTCCGCCCAAATGTCCCAGCTCGTCCCAAGCTGCCGCCTGTTCCAGTGCCGGATTGACTTCCGCATTCGCGAGCTTGATTGCATTTTCCGCCCGCTTGATTTTGCCTTTTCGGCGTTTTTCCGCCAGTTGGTCGATACGCGCCGTCGGGAAAGCCTCGCGTGTATTGCCGTTGGCCTGCGCCTTAGTGATAAACTTGCCGTTCATATCAAACACATTGACCGCCGATGCATCGCTCAAATCGTAGCTGACCCGCACCTCGTCCTTGTGATATTCCGCCAGCTCGGTTGAGAAATAAGAGTTGTTGAACAAATCCAGCCACCCGCGCTGTACCTTTCGCACCTCTTGCGGCATAAACATCGTCGCCAGCTCTTCCGCCGACAACATATCCGGCGCAATCCCGTCCTGTTCCAGCCTCATTTCCCGATATTCCTTCGGCGAATAATGCCCGCCGTCAGGATGTCGGGGCAGCTCGCCGTGCGGGCGGTTGTTGTATTCGTCGATACACTTGACCACATCCGCGATAAAACGCGACCAGCTCGGCAGTTTTTTCAAATATTTCTGTTGTTCCTCCGTTAAATCCTTGCCTTTTTCCAAAGCATTAAAAGCACTTTCCATCTTGCGGTACATCAGGTTCTTCGTACTGCTGTCCATCCCCGCGCCCGCAAACGTCTCATACTGTCGCGCCATCTCAATCAGATTGTCTTTCCACCATCGCTCGATGATGCCTCGGCCTTGCGGATTGCCCGCGATACCCGTTTCATGGCGGATACCCAGTCGGGACGTGATACCCGTGATTTCATGGTCTATCGTCTTGCCAGTTTGGCCGCCGCCGTTATCCGAGTAGTAGATAATAGGCAAACCAAAGTGCTTGACCCCGATACGCAGAGCGTCCGATACCGCCACACAACTTTCAGCAAGAGATACCGAAAAACCGACCACAAACCGCGTACAACCATCAATAATCACCGTCACTTCCGGCTTAAACGGCCTGCCGTGTACCGGATGTGCCACCTTCGCCTTAAAGCTGTGGCCGTCGCCGATCCAAACATCGTTAGGCTTCAAAGCCCCCCAATCACGTTTCACATAAGGCAGCAGCGATTTATAAGCCGCCCCCGTTTTCCTGCCGCGCTCCTGCATAATCAGCGGCAGCTTGTCCCAAACGCGGCGCACCATACTCAAGTTAGGCACATCATTGACCGGCATATTTTCCGCTTCAGCCCACTGCACAAACCGGCGGTAGCTGTGCGCCAGCTTCGGCGCGGACGGGATATTGTGAAACTGCATAAACATCGGCAACCAACCGTAGCTCTCAATCGGCTTGACCGCCTTCGTCGTCTTCGGAGCCAAAGCAACCAACCGCTCCGTCGCGTTTTCCGCTTTCAAATAAGCAGAAATCCAGCCGTCTAAAGTGCGTTCGCCAACCTTTGCCGACCGGCTGCGGTCATTGGCCTTTTCCAAGTTCCCAAGCGTGACCGCGTCCAATTTACCTTCTGCCAGCAAGCCCAAAAACTGAGCCACCGCAGCCTTCGCAGAGCAACCGTATTGGTATTTAATCCCCAATACCGCCGCCACCACCGCACATCGCGCATCCGCCACCGACCGTTGTTTCTCGTTCAACAGCTT